CTTACGGTGCGCGCTTAATGTATCTATGAATTAAAATAAACATACGGGCAATAAAATACCTTCTTTTCAGATAACAGTAATCTGTATACCAGCTATCTACCTTATTTCAGCAGCAATTGGAATGATGGTACGAATACCGGTACTTTTCAGCTTAATGTGAATATGGATACGTCGAATTCGAATACGAATTACAGTACGCACTTAATGTTTTTTACCAACGTGCTTATTTTATTGCCCTGCCACTCGGCAAAATATAGAAATCTGAAACTGTGTTAGTAGGCTGACAAGCTCGAAAGCTCGGGAGTAAAACATTAACTTTTCAAGAAAGGTCAAAATGAAAAGATACGGAAATATTTACCCTAAAATATATGACATGGATAATTTGAGACTAGCCCATAAAAACGCTAAGAAAGATAAGAAGTTTTACAGAGAAGTAGTAATGGTAGATTCCAATGAAGATTACTACCTAAACTTAATACACCACATGTTAAAGAATAAAACTTATAAAGTAAGTGAGTACAAAATATCTGTTATAAACGATAACGGTAAAGAAAGAAAACTTTGTAAATTACCATACTTCCCAGATAGAATTATCCAGTGGGCTATTTTATTACAGATCGAGTTTATTTTCATGGAGGTATTTACTTCCTTTACCTGCGCTTCACTTAAAAGGCGTGGCATCCACAAGGCTTCAAGGTTATTAGATAGCTACATGAAAGATCTGCCCGGGACGCAATACTGCTTGAAAATCGATGTTAAAAAATTTTATGACAATATTGACCATGAGATACTAAAGCAGCTACTATCGAAGAAAATTAAAGACAAACAACTGATGACGCTGCTATGTAAAATAATCGACAGTATCCCCGGTGGCGTTGGTGTTCCAATTGGATCGTATTTGTCGCAGTTTTTAGCAAATTATTATCTGGCTTATTTTGATCACTGGTTAAAAGAAGTTGTAAAAGTAAGGTACGTTATCCGTTATATGGACGATGTCGTGATTTTGCATTCATCAAAACTGTTTTTACACGAGACACTTAGAGAAATAAAAAAATATCTAAAAATGCACCTAAAATTAGAATTGAAAGGGAATTACCAAATATTCCCAACAGCAATAAGGGGCGTTGATTTTGTCGGCTATCGTCACTTTTACGGCTTCAAGCTACTTAGAAAAACGACCGCTAAAAACTTTAAAAGGAAGATGCTGGACATTGCAAAAACTAAAGCCTTGACTGATTCCGACCGCTGTTCAATCCATTCATACGCCGGATGGTTGAATTGGTGTGATAGTTTTCGGTTACAGCAAAAATATATTATTTGGGAGGGAATATGATAGAAATAAAAAACGTGCGTGGCACTCAAACAGAGGTGCAAGCGTTGGAAATCAATGTGGATACGGTCTATATTCGGGTTAACATTGTCGCTATTGACGAACCGGATTTTAAGGGGTGGCAATATGATGAGGTTCAATATGGAAAAGATGAGTATATCAAGCTTATCGGTGAGAAAAATCAAGCCCTCGAAGGTCAGATTCTCGAATCAAAACTGGCGATGGCCGAATTGGTTGAAATAGTCGTGGGAGGAGGTGAAACAGCATGATCGTAAAAATGTATGCAGATTTAGTAATGCTCGAACTTAGAGCACTGACCGAAGCAGACGCGGCGGCGTGGGGATGCCCCATGGTACCGGCGTTGTATCGGGCAAGAGTAGCAGCGGAAGTTGAATCACGTAAAGCAGCTTAGGCTGTTTTTTTTATTGCTCAGTGGCGGGAAACCGTCCCTATTAATAAACATTTGGTCAATATTGCGAATTAGTTTAGGCACCTGAGAGGGTGCTTTTTTAATGTGAAAATGACATCAGGAGGTGGTCTATGGGAGTGGAAGAACTTTTTTTAAAGGTGGTATTGTATGCTGGTGGCCTGACCACCATCTGGGCTTTGTGGAGTAAGTTTGTGCCTAAAATAATGGGATGGTTATATAAAAAGATTATAAAGCCTCATGCGGATTTGAATAGTCGGTGTGATGCAATGGATCAGCGCCTTAAATGCAATGAGGATGCCAACCTCGCCTTGCTGCACGATAAAATATATTATTTGTGCAAGCATCACCTATATGAGGGTGAAATTTTGCTAGATGATATGGAAAACCTTGACTATTTATACCGGGCGTATTGCGGGTTAGGTGGTAATGGCATGTGCCAAAAGCTTCATGCCAGAGTGAGTGAATTAAAAATAAAGGAGAAATAAAATGAATTTAGAATGGTTTAAAGCAGCAGGAATTAGAGCATTGAAAACGGTTTGTCAAACAGCCGTGGCCACGATTGGAACCACGGTGGCATTAGATCAGGTTAATTGGCTTGCGGTGGTGTCGTCATCAGCATTGGCAGGGATATTGTCGATTTTAACGAGTTTAGGCGGATTGCCTGAGTTGAAAGACGGTGAGTAAGATGCTAGGGGTGCGATATCAAACCCATGTAGAAGACATCGGCTGGATGGATTGGGTTGAGGACGGGCAAATTTCCGGTACGATTGGCCGTTCTAAGCGCATTGAAGCGATCAGATTTGAGCTGACCGGGAAAGAAGGTCTTGATATTTTTCTGCATGGCAACGCACAGTGCGAAAACATCGGATGGTGTGGCTTTGTCCCCGAAAATACAATTTGCGGGACGGTCGGGGAAGCTCGAAAACTGGAAGGGATACAGTTGCAGCTGGTTGGGTCTGATGCCAGTGATTATTCGGTGCAGTTTCGCACCCACTCCCAGGATAACGGTACATTGGACTGGGCGAAAGATGGGGAGTTATCGGGAACAGAAGGTGCGGGCTACCGGGCAGAAGCGATCCAGATTATCATTACGAAAAAAGGCATTGATTTATCAACTGAATTATTGCCATCGTTCCGGCATTTTGACCCTAAACCGGCTGTAGTTGCGGCTGTTAATTCAGATATGGCCAGTGATCATTTTTCCTGGTCAGAGTATGCCTGTGATTGCGTAGCGAGTAAATACGGTTTTAGCTGGTGTGATGGGTACCCGTCTACAAATTACGGTGAACACTCAATGTCGCCTGATCTGATCGCGAAGATCGAGCAATTACGGGTGAATATTGGCAAGCCAATTACGGTCAGCTCTGGGATCCGTTGCGAAAAATGCAATAGCTATTGGGGTGGTGTATCTGATTCGCTTCACAAACTTGGAGAAGCGGCTGACATTTATTGCTCTGGCCTGTCTGTAGACCAATTGGCAAATGCTGCTCTGGCAGTCGGTCTTGGGGTAATCCGGTATTATTCAAGTGGATTCGTTCATGTTCAGACTTATGCCCGGGATACAGTCGGGGACTGAAAGCGAACTAGAATTAAATCAGCGGTCAATAAGCGGTTGATCAGATGGTTTGATGTTTATATTAAATGACAGCGCAGATTTGAGCCGCCCAATTTGCTTGCATAACTAAAAATATTTAGTCAAGCTAAGTCAAGAAATCCGCCACTCCTTTACCGGGGTGGCTCTTTTTTATTGCACGAAAAACCGCCTTATTTGGGCGGTTGATCTTGATCTATGTAATTCAAAATAAATTTTTTTATTTCAGCCGTTGGGTTTGATCCAGCGGCTTTAGTTTTCTCTTTAAACTCTTCGATGATTTCTGGTTTCATCCTGAACTCGAATTTCTTTAGTTTTTCTGCCATGTACTTTTTTTGGGCTGTATATTTGTCGATCCATTGCAATTTCCATGTATCGCCACCATACATGATACCAATGCTATCCAGCGCCATTTCATACGTATCGTCGATCTGATCTGCGTTTTCAACTGTTCCATTGGGTAATTTCCCGACAATTTCAAACCGTTCGTCTTCTCGTTTTTGAATCCCTACTTTGATTTCCATTCCGTTTTCGCCCTCGATTTTCGCTACCCAGTCTATTTTCATTGTTTACTACCTCCTAATAAATTTAATTGGCGGTAGGTCGCCACCCTTATTTCTATACTTCTTTAATTAATTCAATCGCTTTTAATACTTCTGCTTTATCAGCGCTTTCTGGCTGTTTTTTGATGTTTACTTTTAATGTTTGTAATCCGGCTTTGATTGCAAAATGTGCTACACCTAATGCTGTATTTTGTGAAATTCCTTTCGATTTTAGATATGAAATTAACCCAATTTCAGATGCTGTTACAGTGATTGTTTTTGCTTCTTCATTATAATTTTCTTTTGCAGCTCCATCAAAGTAGTTTTTATAATCTGCGTAAGTTACGATCATTTTCATTTTTCAGTCTCCTTTATTTTTATTTAATGGGGAGGGTAACCTCCCCCCTGCTTAATTATTTAATGTAGCCTGTGATCTGTTCAAAAATTTCATTCGCTTTTTCTTCGGTTATTTCTAATCCAGCTAATTCTTTTTCGATAAGTGCTGTTGCTTTTTCAGCATCGAACCCATTAACCATTACCTTTAACACTTCAACTTTTTCTAATAAATCTTGCTTTGTCATTTTTTCGTTCTCCTTTTGTTTTTTATTTTGTATCTCTTAACTTGTCTTTATTATACACTATAGCCGGCTATAGGTCAATACTTTTTATCAATTTATTTTATTTTTTCAATAAAAAAACAGACCTGGTGGCCTGTTGATAAGTTTCTGATTAAATTTTAAATTGATGGTAAGTTATCCACAAATTAACGCATTATACACCTTAATGAAGGAAATAGTCAACAAGAATGTTTAGTGAGTTAAACGAAAAATAAAAATCAAATATTTTGTTTAACATGCTTGACAAGGATATGTTTAACATGCTAAACTTGGTTTAACATATTGAAGGAGGTGATGAGATGGGCTACAGAATTAAAGAAGCGAGAGAAGAAGCTGGCATGACACAAGACGAATTAGCGAATAAATCCGGTGTTTCACGCTCGATTATTAATGGCTTGGAAACCGGTAGAGCCACCGTGACAACAAATGTCACGCTGTTAAAAATTGCAAAAGCACTCGACAAAAAAATATCAGCTATTTTTTTTGACGACGAGGTTTAACACGGTAAACACAGAAAGGAGTAAATTATTGAACGATTTAATCAAAACCCACGAAAACGAAGAAATACTCCGCCAGCAGTTGGAGCGCCTATGAGCGAACCACTAACCATATCCGAAGCAGCTAACCTAATCGGCATACCAGAAAAGGCAATGTTTTTATGCGTTGCGATTTATAAGCTCGAAACGTCAACAGATCCCGATACTGGAGAAATGTATATTGAGAAAGACGTTTTTGAGAAATGGAGAGGCAAAAAATGACACAGAAAGAAATATTAAGCGACCGAATTGACACGGTACGCAGAGTTTTGTCGATAAGTGCGAGTCCCGAATACTTAGATGGCATGATTAACGGCTATATCAGTCTTGCCCGTGGGCTTGGCATTCTTGATCTGGACGAATATATTGAGGAATGCGAGGAACAGGACGAGTTTATGAAGGAGCTGGAATATGCACGTAAGTGATCTTAACGAGAAGCTAAAACATGGTTATTCGGTATTAAAAGACGGACATGGTTTTGAACTCTGGCATGATGGTACCTTGATAGGGAAATTTGAAAGCTGCAAAGCTACTTGGCATTACGCAAGAATGAAAGGATTTTTGAAATGAATCAATCACTACAAGCAAGACTAAACGAATTGATCGGACAACGGCGGGAAGTTGAAACCCACCTGGCAATTTACTGGCCTGTTAAGAACAAAACGGCTCTGAAATTGATCATGTTGAACAATGAAATTGATTTTATTAAAGAAGCATTGAGGATTGAAGATGGGAAGAGTTAATCAGGAAGTCGTCAATCAACGGATATCTGACATGATCAGGCATGAAAAATTAGAAAAACACGGCATCCACCAAAACGGCGCACAGCTGTTACGGGATCAAATCGAGCGGTGGAAAGCGGCAGTCAATAAGGCTCAGTATTGGGCGGGAGCGGTTAAAGGAGAATGTCGAACAATGAAAAAAACCCCAAACAGCGGCAACTGTTGAAGGGATCAAGCAAAAATATGTATTTACAGAGTAGCACGAATTGGAGGAAAAAGCAAATTGACAATAAACAAAATAGCTGAAATTCTCGAAAATAACGGTTATGACATCGAGAACAGTAAAAATCTTGACAAGATTACGGCCGTTAAATCAGGCTGTGAGAATATCGTATTTTGGGAAGATTCGACCGTCACCGGGTGGAAGTTTAAAGTCGGAAAGAACGAGCTGACAGGCGTATATGAGGCGATGCAGTTAAGCTGTAATCGGGTGACGGCATGAGTATCGGGGTGCTGGCATTGATTTTGTTTGTGGATATCGTGATTGCAAAATTATTATTCAAAGGAGAAATTTAAATGGAAAAAAATATTTTATCAGCGCTAGATGTATTAGGCGAGTCGATTATCAATTTGAAAGATGATCTTTATTTCGCTAACATGCGAGCAGATAGACTTGAAGCTGAAAAAGCCGAATTACTGGCCGAAAATGCACGGCTTAAAGGAACGCTGGAAGAATCAGATTTTATTGGAGAGGATGATTGTAAATGATCGACATACCAGACAGACCACTTGACCCGCCTGACGATGGCGAAATTGAAATTATATGCCCGCTATGCGATTCGGAGTGCGAAACGATTTATGAGAGTAGCGAAGGTGAAATTCTAGGCTGCGAAAACTGCGTTTCCCGAAAAGATTCGTTTGATTGGTACTGCGAGGAGCGAGAGCGATTAAAGGAAATGATAGAAGGCGAAAAAGAAGATATTGCCTGGAATAAGTACAAGGAGGCCAAATATGCCTAATTTTGATTCGGGTGTGAGTTACTACACCACCGGGAAAGCATCAATAACGGTGTTTTTTCCGGAGGGACAGATTAAATGCCAGTATTGCCCGCACCTTAAGCATGAGGATTGGCTGAAACGTTACGAGTGTAGATTAACTCAAGAGCGGATTTTAAGACCGTTTGACGGTATAGGGCATGAGTGCCCGATTGAGTTTGAGGGGGAAGGTGAATTAATATGGGAATTCCAATCCTCATAATTGGAAAATCAGGAAGTGGAAAGAGCACCAGTTTAAGAAATTGTGCCGACGGATTCAACCTAATAAAAGTTCTTGACAAACCACTTCCATTTAAGGGGAGCATCCCTTGTGGCGTATCTGATAATTACCAGACAATCATGAAGTGGCTGCTGGGGGCAAAAGAAAACTCAATCGTGATAGACGATGCTGGTTATTTGATTACTAATCATTTTATGAATAACCATTCAAGCGCCGGAAAAGGCAATGGCGTTTTTACCCTTTATAATGAAATCGGTGATCGATTTTGGGGGCTGGTTCAATTCATAATTACAAAGTTGCCAGCAAATAAAATTGTTTATCTAATGATGCACGAGGACACTAATGATTTTGGTGACATAAAGCCTAAAACAATAGGTAAATTATTAGATGAAAAAGTGTGCATTGAGGGGATGTTTACAATCGTCCTGCGGTGCGTGAGCGATAATAACAAGCATTATTTTGTCACCCAATCTGATAATGGTGCGGTATCAAAATCGCCTATTGGATTATTTGATTCATTGGAAATTGACAATGATTTAAAAATAGTTGATACGGCAATTCGCGAATATTGGGAATTGGCACCATCACTAAAAAATAAAGAAAAAGAAAGCGAGAAATAATATATGAGAAATGTAAATTGGGGAAATGTGGACGAGGCAAGCGAAAGTAAGATGATTGAACCGGGCGGGTACATCTGCCAGATCCTGAGAGTTGAGGATGTTGAGAAAAAGGAATATTTGAAAATTGAGTTTGATATTGCGGATGGCCCGGATAAAGATTATTTTTCAGACCTGGCTTCACGGTTAAATTTCTGGACAGGTAATTTTATCAAAAGCTACAAACCAAAAGCGGAAAGCTTTTTCAAATCGTTCCTGACAGCCATCGAGCGTAGCAACAGTAATTTCAAAGCTGATAATTTCAGCGGTAATATTTCAGATCTTGAAGGAAAGTTCATTGGCCTGACAATCGGCCATGAGAAATACCTCAAGCAAAACGGCGACACCGGGACGAGAATCTATGTTGACCAGACAAGAAGCATCGACGAAATTAAAAAAGGCAATTTCAAAGCGCCACCAGTGAAAATTGCTGATAATCTTAAAAACCAACCAAAAGACGACCAACTATCAGACTTTATCCCACTTCCAGACGATGGCGATTGCCCATTTTAAGGTGAGCCATGGCAGTAATTATCGAGGACACAAGACAGCAAGTAGGGAAACATGGGTATTTCGATGACTCAGATGTCAGTGTTCAGCGGTGCAAATTAGCGGTAGGTGATTATTGCCTACCGCCTAAAATTGCCGTTGATACAAAAAAAGGGTTCGAGGAACTGGTTGGAAATTTTTGTTCTGGTGATCGGAGCCGGGTTAAAAGTGAAATCCTCAAGGCTCATGAAATGGGAACAAAATTAATATTCCTGGTGATCCACGAATCAGCAACATGCATTGAGGATGCTAAAAGCTGGGATAATAAGCGTGGAAAAGTGACGGGTGAAACATTATTTAAAACTCTGGATACATTTGCAAAGCGTTACGGAGTTCAATTCGAGTTTTCAACAGCCAAAAATGCAGGTGAAAAAATTTTAGAATTACTGGAGGTCAGGCGGGATGAATAACAGAGATAAGATCGACAGAATAAACGATACCGTCACGATGCCGGACATTCTGGGTGCGTATGGCATTGGCACAGGCAGACGGGGACGGATAGCTTGTCCGATTCATGGTGGTAATAATCAATCATCATTTTCGTATAATAAAACGCAATTTCAGTGTTTCAACTGTGGGGCAAAAGGCGGGGTGATTCAGTTCGTTGAAGCGTATATGGGGATGGATTTTAATGGATCGCTGGCAGAAATTAATCGGCTTTTTCGACTCTGGGATGATGAAAATGAGCAGCCAGAAAACTGGGCAGACCAGCGGCGCAGGAAGTCGCGTCTGCGGGCGCGGGAAAGCAAAACAATTCAGGCGAAAAGAGAAAAAGAAAAAAAGGAAGATTTATTGCTTGAATTGCACAGGTTAATAGCGAATATTGAAATCTATAAACCGCAATCAGAATCAGAAGAATGGCATCCCCTTTATTGCGAATCACTTCATAAAATTCCTATTATTTCATTTCGGGTTGATTGCCTATGAGTGATGAAATTAAATGCTTAGGCGATGTTACACAGGATAACATATTGTCGGAAGATGCCTTTATATGGGCGTTTGATGAAGATGATAACTTTTACAGAGAGCAGAACATCATGGCTCTGGAAGATCTGGCAGCTAAGTTTAATCTTAAAACTAAATTCAATAAATTACTTTCCGCATTCAAGAAAGAATGGGATCGCGGGAAGTATGCAGAAGCTAGAAAAACAGGAAATATTATTGCTTCTGCTAATCAGACTAAGTTTAATTCAAAATATAAAGAACTTCAATGCGGTGATTGGGTGGCCGATCAAAACGGCATCGCTAAAATGGGGAACGGGAAATATGACATTGTCATTTACCAGCCTGTCACAATTGTTAATCAATTTATTAACGTTGATACCGGGGAAGAAAAAACCAAACTGGCATTCAAAAAAAACGGTCGATGGAAGGAAATCACACCGAATAAAAATGTAATTGCGACAAGCAGTAAAATAGTGCAGTTGTCAAACGCCGGGTTGCCTGTTACATCGGAAAATGCAAAATTCATGGTGAAGTACCTGGCTGACCTTGAAGGGTTAAATCCTTTCGGGATTCCTGTAGAGCGGTCAACCACAAAACTAGGTTGGAGTACCTGCGATAACAAAATGTTATTTGCGCCCTATGACACTGAATTAAAATTCGATGGGGAAAGTCAGTTTGCAGATATATTCAATTCAATCAAGGAAAAAGGCTCAAGGGATGAATGGCTGTTGATGGCAAGGTTTATTCGACTATCAAAGAGAATTGAACCGCGCATCATGTTGGCTGCTTCATTCGCAAGTGCATTGGTTAAAATCTGCGAAACACTTCCATTTTTCGTTCATGTTCATGGCCCCAGTGAGGGCGGTAAAACACTTTGCCTCATGCTGGCAGCATCGGTTTGGGGGAATCCTGACACTCATGGTAATTTGTTTGGCAATTTTTCCACAACAGCAACAGCGATAGAAGCGAGGGCAAATGTCTTAAATAATTTACCCTTAATCGTAGATGACACCGCTAAAGTTTCTAAACGCCTTTTAAACGACTTTTCAGAGTTGATCTACACTTTATGCAGTGGAACCGGAAAAGACCGCTCAAATCAGGAACTAGGGCTTAGAAAAGTGAACAACTGGCACAATGTCATCCTCACATCAGGCGAGCATCCGATTGTTGACGGAAAAGACCAGGCCGGGGCGATTAATCGAGTCATTGAGGTAACGGCTGATTATGAGCGAATGTTTGATGATGGCCGGGCGGTGGCCGAGTGCCTAAAGAAAAATTACGGGTTCGCCGGGAAAGAGTTCGTTGATGAAGTAAAGCTCATGCTGGCAAACGATGAGCATTCAATCAGGAAAATTCAGAAGGAATTTTTAGACCAAATCAATAAAACCGAAAAAATGCAAAAACAGGCGATCAGTATGAGCGTAATTCTGACAGCCGATAAGATCATCAGCGAATCGCTATTTCAGGACGGCATGGCTCTGACAGTCGAGGAGGTAACGGATTTTATTAAATCAGAGAATGAAGTGGACGAGAATAAGCGGTGTTTTGAGTATGTTAAAAGCGAAATATTAAGAAACATAGGCAAATTTATTCAGCCAAAAGATGAGTATACGCCACCAGAAATCTATGGGCGATTCGCAACAAACATGCAAGGAGAAAATAGAGTTTATATCATAACAAGTGTTTTTGATGAAATTTGCAAGCGTGGTAATTTCAATGCTAATTCATTCAAAAAATGGGCGAAAACTAAAAATATTTCAATTTGTAGTGGCGACAGGACGACAGATGTACAGCAGATAAACGAAGACGGTAAAACCATGCGAGTGATAAATTTGCCGTGGGATGATGTTGAAATGTAACGAAATTGTAACACAGTTTACCGCGTTTACCACCGTTTACCGCCTACCGGTAAACACTCAAACGGCTGTATTATGCAGTTTTCAACACTCGTTTACCGGTTTACCGCAAAAAACGAAAAATAGGGCTTATATACACGAGAGAAAAATCAAAAAATATAAATCACATATTCCGCGCGCGCATGAGACCTATAAAACGCGGTAAATGCGGTAAACCGGTAAATAGGTAAAATAATAATAATATATATATTTAATAAATAGCATTATAAAGCCATTTATTAGGTGTCAAAAAATCAAAAATATTTTACCGGTTTATCTAGCTAAAGCGGTAAACACCGGTAAAATGATTAAAAATGGAGGTAAAAACCTATGATCTACCTACTATCCGAGGCATCCGGCCTTGAACTACCATTAGCGGTTGCCGACTCGATGCCTGAATTGACAAAAATATGCAAGCGCAACAAGTCATCAATTTGCCGGGCAATCAAAGATGGAGCGAAAATCAATTATTTCGGCACAATGGCGAGGGCTTATGAAGTCAAGGAGAATGAAGAATGATTCAGATTAACAAATATTACAGAATCAAAGCAGAATCGAATTATTACGCTCTGCAAGAAATGAGAATTCGCAAAAATGAAGATGGAACTGATGAAGAAATCTGGGAAAGCATTACTTTTCACATGACACTGGAAAATGCGCTAATGGGTTGTCGGAGAAATGCCGTTAAAAAGCTCATATCGAGGTCAGAGACAACAAAACTCGATGAAGTGATAACTGAGTTAAGGGAAATAGAAAAAAGCTTTAAAAAGGCTATGCGGGAATCGTTAGGGATGGTGAACAAATGACTTGCCAAAACTGCCCGGAACGCCGGGGAAA